TTAGGTATTTTATATCCAAAATCCGGTACTCAAGCATGAGTTTGGCAAGAGTTACTACGATACGGCTATTCTGGCATTTGTATTGCCTAACCGCTTCTAACTTATTAACAATTTCTAAACAGATATTTAAGTCCATTGTCAACACACTGCATAGTAATTTTGTTCCTACTATAGTTGATACAAAAGAGTATATCAATAGCATAGTAGGTTATAGGGTGATAGAGATGAGAGGGGAAGCGATAGCAAACATAGCGTAGCCAGTCGCAAGGCAAAGAGTAAGCGACACAGAAACCCAAATCCCACCGTTGTGGATAACCAGGGCCACGGGGTATTAAGAGGACTGGAGAGGGGGAACCAGACGGTAGTTAACTGCTATCGCGAAAATGACGGTATCAAAGCCGTAAAAGTTATAAGTAAAAAATAAATTTAGGAGGTATATAAAAATGGCCATTAAAGAAACTACAGAATCCTTAGAAGCCTTAGTCTATGATGTGCCGACTGCTGGAAAATTATTGAACCTTAGCAGGGCCACTGCATATTCCCTCGCAGCCCAGGGGATTATCCCCACAATTCGCTTCGGAAAAAGGCTTGTTGTTCCCCGTAAATCATTGGAAGAATTGCTGGCCTCAACGTCCAAAGCGAAGGAGTAACTAAGATGAGACGAGAGGTGCGAGAAATGACCAATAGAACCCTGACCTGCAAGAAAATTAGGAGCATCGGTGATTTTCTTACGATGCTTATAGGTGTCAAATGTAGTGGTAACAACGGCTGGCTGGCACTATGCCCTGGACACAACGATACCAAGCCAAGTCTAAGCATTAAAGAGGCTGACGGCAAGATATTACTACACTGCCACGCCGGGTGTGCTAACCCTGATATTTTAGCCAGCATGGGGCTAACAATGGCAGACATGAACCATAACGGCAGAAAGCCGGTGCTGGAATTAAGAGAAGTGGCAACCTATGACTATACAGATGAAACAGGCAAGCTACTTTATCAGGTGGTACGCTATGACCCTAAGGACTTCAGACAACGGCAACCTGACGGTAACGGGGGCTGGTTGTGGAACTTGAAGGGAATTAGTCCTGTCCTTTATCGATTACCTGAAGTCTCCAAAGCAATAACCGAAGGCCGGACGGTTTACATCTGTGAGGGTGAAAAGGATTGCGATAATCTAGTCAAGATTGGACTGACCGCCACTACTAACAGCGGGGGAGCTGAGAAATGGCGACCAGAATACGCAGAAGCGTTAAAGGGCGCCTCAGTTATCATTTTATCGGACAAAGACGCTCCAGGAAAAAGGCACGCTAGCAAAGTAGCCACTTCCCTTCATGGCAATACAAAATCTATCAAGGTTGTGGAACTACCAGACAGGAATGGTTGTCAGTTTAATGATGTCAGTGATTGGCTGGCAGTGGGCGGGACGACGGCAGAGATGGACCGGTTGGCAAGTGAGACACCTGAATATAAACTAGATGAACCGGTGGACTTGGCCGTCTTGCTCGATAATGTACGTGGCATGCTCATGCGTTACATCGTGCTAGACCAACAGCAGGCGGATGCCGTGACACTCTGGGTAGCCCACACACATACCATAGAGGCCGCTGAGGTAACGCCTTATTTGGCCATCACCAGCGCAGAAAAGCGCTGCGGGAAGACTCGCCTCTTAGAGGTTTTGGACTTGCTGGTGATACACCCGTGGCTGACCGGACGCACGACCGCGGCGGCATTGGCACGCAAGGTGGACAGGGACTGCCCCACGCTGCTTCTTGACGAATCCGATGCGGCTTTCAAAGGAGACAAGGAGTATTCTGAGACTCTTCGAAGTGTCCTAAACACCGGACACAGGCGCGGCGGTAAGGTGACTTGCTGCATCGGCCAGGGCGCCAATCTGGATTTCAGAGATTTCTCTACCTTCTGCCCGAAGGCCATAGCGGGCATTGGTAAGCTGCCTGATACCGTATCGGACCGTTCTATCGCCATCACCCTCAAGCGCCGCGCTCCCAGCGAACCGATTAAACGATTCCGGTATCGGGATGTCGCTCTTGAAGCCACCCCGCTGCGGGAAAGCCTAACGCGATGGGCCTCTAAGGCCATACCTGGTTTGGACAATGCCCGCCCTGATATTCCCACCACGCTGGGTGATCGAGCAGCTGACGGGTGGGAGCCGTTATTGGCGATTGCAGATATCGCTGGTGGAGATTGGCCGGAACGGGGTCGCCGTGCGGCACTGGCGCTGTCTGTCGGTGAGGTCCATGAAGACGAGAGTTTGGGGGTTCGACTACTGACTGACTCCCGCAGAGCTTTCGAGGAGAAAGGCGAGGACCGGCTCGGCACCAGTGTACTGCTCGAATATCTTATAGCTGTGGAGGAGGCTCCGTGGGGGGAGTGGTATGGTAGACCACTCACGGCCCGCGGACTGGCGAAACTTCTCAAGCCGTTCGGCATCGTTCCCCGTACTATCCGCACCGGTGATGAAACGCTAAAGGGTTATGCCGCGGGAGAGTTCCATGATGCGTGGTCTCGCTATATTCCTCCTCTACCCGTAACAGCGTCACAAATCGAAATTGAGCGTAAAAAAGCGTCTCATGGAACATTTATAAGTAGAGTTGTTACGGATATGCCGGATAGTTTGTCAGATATGGGTCCTGAGGATTTTGAAGCTAATGTTACGGATGTGACGGATAGGCCCGCGATACGCAGGATAGATAACACGCTAACACCCTTAACCGATGGCGATACCTCTCCTCCCCTCAACAATGACCTATCGCCTTATCCTCCTTCCCCATGCCTTGAGTGCGGTGGAGAATGGTCAGTCTCACCGGAAGGGGTCTATATCTGTGAAAACTGCGGACGTCCATCAGGGGGTGAATCATGATAATCCAGTGCCCGCATTGCGGTAAATCGTTAGTGGTTAATGGTCTAGGCCGTAAACCACTGAATATAACGTTCAAAAACGTTTGTGAGGCATTACAGACACACCATAGCATAGTGGCAGTAGCCCGGGAACTCGGCTGTAGCCCATCGTATATATTCGACGTCTTGAAAACAGATAGATTGAAGCTCACAGACTTGTTTAGGGAGTAAAAGAAATGGAAGTGGAGAAGTCAGAAAAGAAACAACATGTAGAATTCCAAAGGAAGATTAAACTCAGGAAGGAGCTAATCGAAAAGGCCGGTAAGTTAACAGGGGCCTGCTATGTGCCCTTTATTGGAGACGGAGATATTGCCTGCGAACTCTATCAGGGCAATAAGATATATGGAGCTGACATCGATCCGGAGAGGGTGGAGGTCGCTAAGTCCCGACTGAAAGATGCCGAGATAATAAAGGCAGATTGTGATAAATTTCCCTTCAAAGAACAGGAGGCAGTATATTCACTGGCCGACTTTGATTCCTACTCCTATCCCTACGATTCCTTTCGCAGCTTCTGGGAAGAGGCTAAATTTGGCTCTCAGTGCGCCCTATTCTTCACTGACGGCCAGAAACAGGCTATTATGCGTGCTGGGAGCTACCGCACCCCAGACGGCAAGAAAGTAAAAGCCAAAACAGTAACGGAAAAGAGGGCTGCCTATAACTTCTACTTTAATAAAACACTATTGCCCTGGTTCAAGGAATATATAAAGCCCTGGAAGGTAGTATATATAACCAAGTATCTACGCGATGCCAGCATGTGCTATTGGGGGGCAATAATAGCCCGAGAAGACAAATCAATTCAAGTTAAGAAAGTCAAAGGGAAGTCAGGTAAAGCCGAGGAAGCCCACCGCAACAAATTCGACAGCATTAAAAAGGATGAATACCTGGCATTATTAAGGCAGGGACACACCAGGGGGCTGGCAGCATCACTTGTAGGCATCCATCGGGCGACGGTAAGCATCCACATGAAAAAGGATAAGGGGTTTTCCGAGGCAGTCTCCGAAGCCGAAAGCGATGCAATTGGAAAGGTGGAGAACGCCCTATTTGAAGCTGCAATAAGTGGGAATGTAACGGCGATCCAAGTCTATCTATATAACCGTAATCCTGAGAGATGGGCAGACAGAAGAAGTGTCCGCTTGGCCGGGGAAGGTGGCGGGCCAATAGAGGTGAAGGAAATTGATGCCAAATCAAAAATCATTAGCATTATCGCTGGCATATCTGCCAGAATCGGAGAGGGTGAAAGCCCTCGACTCACTGACGGAAAAGGAAGCTGAGGCTCTTTTATACGACTGGGAATTCTGGGCTCGGCCAAAGCAACTATCGCCAGATTGGGGTTGGTATATCTGGCTTCTACTGAGTGGACGCGGTGGTGGTAAAACACGAACCGGCGCCGAGTTAATTATCAAGTGGGCAAAAGAGAAGTATAGCCCGATAGCACTGGTGGGGCAGACCAAAGCCGATGTCAGGGACACGATGGTGGAAGTCGGAGAGTCTGCTATCCTCAATATCTGCCCTCCCTGGTTCAGACCGGAGTATGAGCCTTCTAAGAGGCGGTTGACTTTTCCTAATGGAGTGCTGGCCATAATCTACTCAGGGGATGAGCCAGACCAGCTCCGAGGGCCGCAGCACTCCAAAGCATGGGTGGATGAACTCAGCAAGTTCAAATATCCGCAGGAGACATGGAATAACCTGATGTTTGGCTTGCGGATGGGCGAGAGGCCTCAGGCTGTAGTCACTACCACACCTCGACCAACCCCGATTATCAAGGCACTTGTAAACGATTCCAGGACGGCGGTTACCAGAGGGCACACACTTGAAAATAGAGATAACCTGGCGCCGGACTTCTTGAACTATATCCTTAGCCGATATGAAGGCACAAGGTTAGGCAGACAAGAACTAGCCGGGGAGATACTGGACGATAACCCTGAAGCATTATGGCAGCGAGACAAGATAGATGAGTTAAGGGTAAGGCAGCACCCAGACTTAATCAGGGTAGTGGTAGCGATAGACCCGGCAGTTTCTAGTAATGAGCAGAGTTCGGAGACAGGTATTATAGTGGCTGGCATAGCGCAGGTTAGTGGGCAGGTACATGGTTATATTTTGGCTGACCTGACTATTAAGGGCACACCCGACCAGTGGGCGACTGCTGCGGTAACAGGTTATTACAGGGCAGGAGCTGACAGGATAATAGGCGAGGTCAATAATGGCGGAGATATGGTGGAGCATGTTATCAGGACTGTTGACCGCAATGTAGCTTTTAGTAAAGTCCATGCCAGCCGGGGTAAATATACCAGAGCCGAGCCGGTATCAGCATTGTATGAGCAGGGTAGGATTCACCATGTAGGCTTCTTTCCTGACCTTGAAGACCAGCTCTGTGAATGGGTGCCGGGTGATAAGAGTCCAGACAGGCTTGATGCTCTAGTATGGGCAATAACTGAACTCATGTTGGGCGAGGAAGAGCGAGAGGTAATCATGGTTTTTGACGCCATAAAAGAGTTTGGATTTGACTTTGAACTGGAACTATAGAAGCAGAATCACTATGCTGAGACAAAGCTCATTGGCTAGGCTCCAAGAAATTGTCCAGGTCCCGTTTCTTGAGGCGCACGATACGTCCATGCCGGTAGTGAGGGAGCTTCCCCAGCCTGATATACTTGCGTATAGCGGGCACACTCAGCTTGAGGTAGCCAGCAGCCTCTTTTATTGTCAGCCATTCATTGTTCTCCATGTCTCTAGTGTGGCACTCTATATCG